GGCACCCTATAGGGTGCCGGTACCGGTACCGCGCCCCTGGGCTGGGGGTGGAGTAGCGACACCACCCGGCCGACCAGGGCGGGGTGGAGTTGCGCGCGGCCGCCCCTCCCCGGTGCGCGCGAGGCGGGTGTCAGCTCGAGCTGTGTCGCTCTGACACGCTGTTGTCGGGGCTGCCCCCAAGGGTAGAGGGGAGCGTGCCGGCGCCGCTACCGCCGCCGCCGCACCGGTTCGCTGTCGCCGCGCGTTCCACTACCGCACCGCCGGGCCCCGCCCACTACCGTACTGTCAAGATGGCGGGGGGGGTAGGGGGTGGCGGTGTAAGTGCAGTAGCGGGAAGGGGTTGCGTCGCCGCTCGAGAGCCTGTCATTCCGGCAGGCACTGCCAGATCGGCGGTGCGGTAGCGGCCCCCGGGGCTGGGGCCCCACCACCTCGGCGCGGCCGTGGCCTGGGTCACCGAGACACGCTACCTCCCTGTCCCGAAAAAAAATCTGGAAGTCCATATCCAATAAAGGGTTGCGCCGCGAGGTGGTGATGGGCAAGGGCGACACGCAGCGCCCCGCGCAGGTAGACTACCGTGAGCTGGCCCGCAGATGGTGCGCCACGTTCGGGCACCGACCGGCAACGCCGGAGGGCCACCTCGGTTTCTGGCGCTGCCTGCAGTGCGGCGCGCAGGGCGAACTGCCGGCCCCGGCCGGCCAACCGTGAGGTAGCGCGTGAGCCACGATCTCCGCGGCCACCGTTTTCAGTGGTTCTACGTCGAGTGGGAGGACCCATCCTCTCACGACACCTGGCTCACCGCCGAAGATGTTGACGCGATGGAGCCCATACTCGCCCACACGACCGCGATCGTGCTCCGGCGCGGGCCCCGGTACTTGGTGCTGTGCTCCACCGTGGCGGACGTGGAGGGGGTGCCGCGCTTCAGCGGGATCGTGTGCATACCCCGGGCGTGTATCCGTAAGCTCAAGCGCGTGAAAGGGGTGCCGTGAGAGCGCGCCCCCGTTTCGTACACCGGCCCGGCCGGCCAACCGTGAGGTAGCGACGATGGCGTGCGTAGACCCGACCTGCCGTGATTGTTACCCGACCCAAGACCAGAACGGTGGGGTGGCGCGCGTTTGTACCGACCCCAACTACTGCACGTGCAACCCCGCCGCGCGTAAGGGGGCGCTCAACGAGGCGCTGATGGAAGTGGCGGCCGGGCAGCTGGAGCGCGCCGGGCGCCAGATCCTGCTCCAGCAGATGACGCTCGAGTCGCACGAGATGCAGCTCGCGCTCGAGCGCGCCACGATCAACCGGCTCCTGAGCGCGCGCGACGCGCTCGAGGCGGACCTCCTGGAAGCCGACCGGAAGGTCGAGCAGTTGGAGGAGGAGCTGACCGACCTGCGGGCCGCACTGATCGCGAACGCCAAGCCCACCGAGGAGGACTGACCGTGGACCTCACGCAGGCCTACACCGAGATCGAGCGCCTCGAGCGCGAGAACGAGAAGCTGCGGGACGAGCTTGCCGGCCGTGCGCCCGCCCAGGTGCCCGCCAGCCTGCCCAGCCCGGACCTCCTCGCCCCCTCCCTGGAGGGGGATGACGGGGAGTACGACGAGTACGAGGAGCCGCTCGAGTGGCCGGCCAGCCTGTAAAGCGGCGCGTGTTCGGGGAGCTGGACAAGCGGGAGGAGTGGTTCTTTGACGAGGTGAGGGGCGGCCGGCCCGTGACCGACATCGCGGACGAGCTTGCCACCTCGCGCGGCATGATCTACAAGTGGATCCGCGCGGGGGGTGGCGAGCGCCAGGCCCGGATGCGGGAGGCGCGCTCGGACTCCGCCCACGCGCACGTGGAGGACGCGGGCGACATCCTGGAGAAGCTGGCCGACCAGGAGGTCAGCCCGCCCGAGGTGCGGCTGGCGGAAGCGCGCGCGGGCCACCGGCGCTGGCTGGCCGAGAAGTTCAACCGGAACGACTACGGGCAGCCCGAGCAGACCACGATCGTGCAGATCGGGGAGCTGTACCTGGGCGCCCTCCGCCGGCACGGGGGTGCGTCCTCCCTGCCGATCCGGGAGGCCGAGATCGAGGAGATCGCGCCCCCACCGCGACCACAACTCACACGGAGCGCCCCATGAGCTGGCTGTGGAGTATCGTTCGGTACCTGTCCGATCTGGCGGGCGATCACCCCTGGACGAGCTGGATCATGCACGCTGTGCTGGCCGTTCCGATCGCGTGGGCGTTCGGAGCGACCACGGCGGTCGTGTTCTACGGGCTCCGTGAGGCGGAGCAGGTGATACACCGTAAGGCGGCGGGCGTCAAGCTCGATACGCTCGATCGCGTCATGGACGTGCTCGCGCCCGCGCTCGCTGCGGCCCTGACCGAGGTATTTCTGCGGTGAGGGCGCTCGCGCTCGCGACCGCGCTGGTGGTTTTGAGCGCGGCCCACGGTCCCGCGCAGACGTTCTCGCCCCCGCACGAAACCGCCCGCTCGATCCAGATCGAGGGGCGAACGCTCGACCATCTGGAGCAGCTGGCTGAGACCTCCCACGTGGAGGACGGCCGGTGTCTGCTGGGCGCGATCGTGAACGACACCGCGCGAGTGTACGCGGCCGCGGACGCGCCCTGGACCATCAGCGACCAGGTCGTAAATCGCCGGACGGGCGTCGCTAGGTTTCGGCAGGACTGGGACCTCTGTCCCCCGGGCACGCTCGGGATTTGGCACTCCCACCCCCTCCGGCTCGCTCGGAAACTACATGGCGAGCAGCGCGAGAAGTGGTGCCCCATGAGTCCGCCCGACCGGGCGGTCTGGCTTTCGTCCCAGCTCCCGCTGCTGGTGGTCTCGACCCAGCGCGGGCACACGTGCTACTACGTCCGGATGCCGAACGACAGTCTGGGCGTCTCGCTCCCCTCCCTGTAATCCCCCACCCCCCTCCCGAAGGATCACTGTCATGGCCGCGTACAACAAGTTCAACTCGTTTGTCGAGTATCTGTGCGACAAGATCATCGACATTTTCGGCTCCCCGCCGGGCGACACGTTCATGATCATGCTCGTGAACTCGCCCGCCCCGGTCGCCACGAACACCGTGAAGGCCAACCTGACCGAGATCGCGGCCGGGAACGGCTACGCGGCCGGCGGGAGCGCGCTCGTCTCTCCCACGGGCACGCGCGCGGCGGGCACGGTCACGGTCGCGTCCGACCAGGTCGTGTTCACGGCCGCGGGCGGGTCGATCGGTCCGTTCCAGTACGTGGTGCTGTACGACGACACGCCTGCCGCGCCCGTCGATCCCTTGATCGCCTGGTGGAACCACGGCACGGGCGTCACGCTCGCGGACACCGAAACGTTCACCGTGAAGTTCAACAACCAGGCGAGCGCGGGTACGATCTTCACGCTCGCGTAACCCGGGAGTCTTGCGTGGCAAACGGACCACTGTACATGGTGGGCTACCGCACCATGAACTGGGTGCGGCGGCTGTTTCATCGTCCCATCCAGCCCAAGCGCTGCTGCCGGAATCTCGAGAACCGCAGCCCCTGGGAGCGACTCCGGCCCGACCTGATCGTGTGCCGCTGTCGGGTTTGCGACCGCCGGCACTTCGAGATGACGGCCGACCCGCGCCACTTCGGGATCGCGGGCTGACGGAGTTCGTGGCACTACGATCCACATTTCACCGCTGAGGGAGTGCGCGCGTGGCGCTGCGAACCTGGACCGTGCGGGAGGCGCTGGAGGGCGCGGTACAGCGCCTCGCGCTCGTTGCCGTCCACCCCGCCCTGAGCGCCGCGAACCAGGCGCTCGTGGGTGAGGTGATTCAGGCGGACAACCTGGCGCTGGGCGCCCTGCGGCTGGACAACACGATCCCGCCCGGACAGCGCGGCGCGCGCGCAAACCAGATTGTGGACAAGGTACGGGCCTCGCTGACGGTGGAGGCCGTCCACGGGCGGACGGTGGGGGTGGCGATCTTCTACACCGGCCTTGAGCTGTCGGACGACGCGGCCGAGACGATCCGTGCCGGCCTGCCCTCCTTCGCGTCGGACGCCGACTGATGGCGGTCTCGACCCCCACCACAGTTTTCGCGAGCGGCAACACCGCCAACGCCAGCTCGTACGACACCCAGTCGGTCGTCCTGACGGCCAACCGGCTGTACCTGCTGTGCGTCGCGGGCTACCGCTCGGGCGGGTCGGTGAACGCCGAGAGCGTCACGCACGACCCCACGGGCACCCCGCTCAGTTTCACGACCGTCACGGACGGCACGAACGAGGCCCGCGCTCAGGGCTTCGGGGACGCCGACCGCCGCACGATCGCGGTCTGGCGCGTGATCCCGGCCAGCACGACCGCCAACGCGGTCATCCGGATCGTGTGGGCCGCTGGCCAGTCGGCCATGTCGTGGCGGCTGGTGGAGATCGCGTCCGGCTTCGACGCCACGACGCCGTTCCCGAAGGTGCGGGCGCAGATTTCCAGCGTGACCGACAACACCGCCACCGTGCCCGACTTCAGCTCGTTCGACGGCACAGGCTCGCTCATGCTGGCGATGTTCGGCATCGGCACTGGCGTGAGCAACCCCGCGAACATCGCGATTGACGAGACCGAGGGCCGCACGGAGCTGGGCCAGCACTGGGAGAACGAGCGCACCAACCAGGCGGTCCACTACCAGAACCCGAACGGCGGCGACACCACCGTCAACGCCACGATCGGGGGCAGCGCGAACCACTGGGGCGCGATCGGGATCGAGATCAAGGCCGCGGGCGCGGCCGACACCCCGATCGATGCCCAGCCCGGCAGCTACAGCGTGTCCGGCGTTGCGGCGGTCGCGCAGCGCGCGATCACGATCGTGGCCCTCGCGGGCTCGCTCGCGCTCTCGGGATTCGCGGCCGACACCCAGCGCGCGATCGCGATCGATGCCCAGCCGGGCAGCTACGCGCTCAGTGGGGCTGCCTCGGGCGCGGACTTCGGGTTCCCGGCCAACAGTGGCGCGTACGTCGTCACGGGCGCGGCCGCCACCACCGCGCGCGACAAGACCTCGAACGCCGAGCCGGGCAGCTACGCTCTCACGGGCGCCGCCTCGGGCGCGGATCTTGGGTTTTCGGCCGGCAGTGGCGCGTACGCGGTCACGGGCGCCGCGGCAACGACCCAGCGAAACGTTTCGACCAACGCTGCGCCGGGCAGCTATGTCCTCGCGGGCGTTGCCTCGGGCGCGAACCTCGGGTTCCCGGCCCAGCCGGGCAGCTACGCTCTCACGGGCGTTGCCTCGGGCGCGAACCTCGGGTTCCCGGCCCAGTCGGGCAGCTATGTCCTCACGGGCGCCACGGCCGCCACACAGTACAGGCGGTTCCCGGTCGTTGTGGGCGTCCAGGCGGGGGTGCAGAGCAGCGACAGCTCGACCTGGACCCTGACGTACCCGAGCCCAATCCAAGCGAACGATCTGCTGCTACTGTTCGCTGCGACTGACGGGAACGCGACCTCGGTCAGTTTGCCGGCGGGCTGGACCGCGCTCGGGTCGGGGAGCGGATTCGGGAGCGACGGCAATGTAAGCCTGATCTATTTCTACAAGATCGCGACCGGCTCCGAGTCTGGGAACTTCACGCTTACGCTCGGGGCGATCGAGCGGGGCGCTTGGCGAATCCGGCGAATCGCGGCTGCAACGTGGCACGGAACGACCCCGCCCGAGCGGACCAGCGGCGGGATAGTTGTCGGAAACAGCACCACGCCGAATCCGCCCCAGGTGATCGCGTCGTGGGGCAGCGACGACAATCTGTTCTTCGTGCTGTTCGGGGTAGACGGGAACGTTACGGTCTCCGCGTACCCGATCAACTACGTAGACGGGGTCTCGGACAGTCCGGGCAGCGTCCTCGGCGCCCTGCTGGGGTCCGCGCACCGGGAGCTTACGTCGCTCGCGAACGATCCCGCCTCCGCGACCATCAGTCTCACAGAGCAGTGGGGGGCGCTCACCGTGGTGGTGCGCCCGGCCCTGGCAGCTCCGAGCATCAATGCCCAACCGGGTGTTTACGCGCTCACGGGCGCCGCGGCCACCATGCTTCGGGACATTCCGGCCAATGCCCAACCGGGTGTCTACGCGCTCACGGGCGCCGCCGCATCCGCCGACCTCGCGATCAACGCCGCCGCGGGCTCGTACGCCCTCACGGGCGCCGCGGCCACCACGCTCCGGGACATCCCGGCCAATGCCCAGCCGGGCAGCTACGACCTCACGGGCGTGGCGGCCGACACTCACCGTGCTGTCGCGATCGACGCCCAGCCGGGCAACTACGACCTCACGGGCGTGGCGGCCGACACTCACCGTGCTGTCGCGATCGACGCCCAGCCGGGCAGCTACGACCTCACGGGCGCCGCGGCCACCACGCTCCGGGACATCCCGGCCAATGCCCAGCCGGGCAGCTACGACCTCACGGGCGCCGCGGCCACCACGCTCCGGGACATCCCGGCCAATGCCCAGCCGGGCAGCTACGACCTCACGGGCGTGGCGGCAGAGACGGAGGCGCCCGGCGCTACGATCGACGCCCAGCCGGGCAGCTACGACCTCACGGGCGTGGCGGCAGAGACGGAGGCGCCCGGCGCTACGATCGACGCCCAGCCGGGCAGCTACGCGCTCACCGGCGCGGCGGCCAGTTTCGGTCTCGCGCTGCCCGCCCAGCCCACCACGTACGCCCTTGCGGGCGCGCCCGTCGACACGCGCCGGGACGCCCCGAGCGACGCCCAGCCCGCCACGTACGCGATCACGGGCTTCGAGGCCACGTTCGTCATCGATCGGGTCTCGATTGCCTCCCCCACCACGTACGCTGTCAGCGGAGTCGCGGCAACCACCAGCACGGTCGGGGTTGACCAGTACGGCTCGATCCAGGGTTGGGACCCGAACGCGATCGACATCAACCACCCCCAGGGGCTCCGGCGGGGCCAGCTGCTGGGGCGCTCCTCCCAGGGCGCCGGCCCGGGGGCGGACTTCCCTTCGTGAGCCACCAGGCGGCCGCGCAGGAACTGGAGCGGTTCATCCGCGAGTACGGCCCCTCCGCGGGCCCCTCGGGGCCCGAGAAGTTCGTGCGCGAGCAGCTGGGCGCGCTGCCGGACGAGTGGCAGCTCGAGGTGTTGCACGCGATCGGGTCGAGCGAGCGCCGTATTTCGATCCGCTCCTGCCACGGTCCCGGCAAAACGTGCGTGGCCGCGTGGGTGGTTGTGCATAGGCTGGTGACGCACTTCCCCCAACGCACGGTCGTGACGGCGCCCACGAAAGCGCAACTGCAGGATGCGCTGTTCGCGGAGGTCAAGGTCTGGCTCGGGCTCCTGCCGCCCGTGCTGCGGCAGCTGTTCGAGGTGAAGAACGACGGGATCTTCTTCATCCCCGCGCCCGAGGAGAGCTACCTCTCCGTACGGACGGCGCGGGCCGAGACGCCCGAGGCGCTCCAGGGCGTTCACTGCGAGGGCGGGTTCGTCCTTCTGATCGCGGACGAGGCGTCCGGCGTGCCCGAGAAAATCTTCGAGGCCGCGGTGGGCTCGATGTCGGGCGCGAACGCGACCACGCTCCTGCTCTCGAACCCCACCCGCTCGACGGGCTTCTTCTGGAAGACCCACCAACCGAACTCGGGCTGGTGGATCCGGCGGGTCTCGTGGACCGACTCCCCCCGCGTCACGCCCACGTTCGAGCGCGAGGTGGCCCAGATTTACGGGGAGGACTCGTCCGCCTACCGGGTGCGCGTGCTGGGCGAGTTCCCGCGCTCGGACGACGACACGGTCGTGCCGTTCGAGCTGATTGAGTCCGCCCGGAATCGGGAGCTGTTCGTGCGGCCGAGCCTGGAGGTGGTGTGGGGGCTGGACGTGGCCCGGTTCGGGGACGCCCGGAACGTGCTCGTAAAACGGAACGCCCGGTGCGTGCTGTCCGACATCCTGGTGTGGGAGGGCACGGACCTGATGGCGACCGCCGGGCGCGTGAAGCTCGAGTGGGACAAGACGCTCCCCACCGAGCGTCCGACCGAGATCCTGGTGGACGTGATCGGGTACGGCGGGGGCGTGGTGGACCGGCTGGTGGAGCTGAAGCTGCCCGTGCGGGGAATCAACGTCGCGGAAAGCTCGGCCTGGTCGGACCGGTACCGCAACCTGCGGGCGGAGCTGTGGTTCAAGGCGCGCGAGTGGCTCGACCGGCGGGACGTGGCGCTCCCCTCGAACCGGAAGGACCCCCGCTCGCCGGTCGAGATTCTGGCCCAAGAGCTTGCGCTGCCTCGCTACTCCGTCACCTCGAGCGGGAAGCTGATGGTGGAGTCGAAGGTGGACCTGAAACGCCGGGGCCACAAGAGCCCCGATGTTGCCGATGCGCTGATTCTGACGTTCGCGTCCGAGCCCGCCGCGGTGGTGAACCAGGACCGCGGGCAATCCTGGGGCGGGGTGGCCTGGCGCGATCCCGTCTCCCGAAACCGAGCGAGGTGGTAATGGACGCACGGAGCGTTGAGCGGGAGTTCCGGAAGGCGATCACGCTCTGGAGGCCGATCGTGGGTCTCGCGGACTGGCAGGTGTTTCTCAAGATCGACGACACGGCCGACTGTGTCGCCCAAACGGTCACCCGGCCCCGGTACCGGGAGGTTCACCTGACGCTGAACCCGAGCGCGGCCGAGCGGGAGTTCGGCACGTACGGGACCGCGCGCCACATTGAGTATCTCGCCCTGCATGAGCTGTGCCACGCGCCAGTGTGGGTGCTGGCGGAGTTCGCAGAGCGATTGCTGCCGGACGATCAGGCGGCCTGGCACAACGAGAACGTCACCACGAAACTTGCCCGGGCGCTGTGGGTGGCCCGCTACAACACCGTACCCCCCGAGGGGGTTTGATGCCACACGATCCGAACGAGGAGCTACTCCTTCCGCACGAGCGGGCCGACATCGAGCCCGATCCGGAGCCCATCGCGCGCGAGGGGGACGACAGCGTGCAGGGCCTGCTGGGCCGAATGATCGACGAGGCGATCGCGCACTACGAGGAGAACCTCGAGCAAGACCAGAGCGACGCGACCGACTACTACTGGGGCCGCCCGTTCGGGAACGAGGAGAAGGGCCGCTCGCAGGTCGTCTCGACCGACCTCTCCGACACCGTGCTCTCGATCATGCCCTCCCTGCTGCGAATGTTCTTCGGCTCGGAGCGCGTGCTCGAGGCGGTGCCCGTGGGGCCGGAGGACGAGGAGGTCGCCCGCCAGCAGCAGGACTACGTCAATCACATCGTGACGAAGGACAACAAGGGCTTCCTGGTGTTCCACTCGTGGTTTCAGGACGCCCTGATTCGGCGCGTGGGGGCCGTGAAGTGGTGGTGGGAGGACCAGCCCAAAACGAGCGAGGAGCGGCTGGAGGGGGTGTCGGAGGAGCAGTTCCTGATGCTACTTGCGGACCCCGAGGTGGACATCGCGCCCGACGACGTACACCTGATCGAGGACCCCGCCCGGCCGGGCGAGCCCCTGTTCAACGTGCGCGTCAAACGGACCGAGGACTTCGGGCGCGCGCGCTTCGAGGCCGTGCCGAACGACGAGCTGGTGTGGTCGCCCACCGCGCGCTCGCTCGATCGCGCGCCCCTGGTGGCGCACGTGCGGGACGTTCCGGCGGACGAGCTGATCGCGATGGGGATCGATCCCGACCTGGTCGAGACGAACAAGGGGAAGTCCCGCCAGCCCTCCCAGGAGCTGCTCTCGGAGGCGCGCCGGTTCGATCAACAGAACGCCCACCGGTTCGGACAGGAGGACACCCAGCACGAGTCCACCCGGCCGGTCCGGTTCGCGGAGGCGTACGCGCGCATGGACCTGGACGGGGACGGCCAGGCCGAGCTGCGAATGTTCTGGTGCGTGGGCCCCTCGTGGGAGATCGCGAACCAGGACGACGAGGGCCGGCCGGGCGTGATAGCGCCTGAGCTGCCGTTCGCGGACCTGTGCCCCCACCCCGAGGCGCACGAGATCGTGGGCCGGGGGTTGTGGGACCTCACGCGCGACATTCAGAAGATCAAGTCCCAGGTGCTGCGCGGCACGCTCGACTCGCTCTCGAACGCGATCGACCCCCAGCAGGAGGTGGTCGCGAGCGAGGTGAATATGCAGGACCTCCTCAACCCCGAGGTGTCCGGCATCCTGCGCGTGCGCCGGCCCGGAATGGTGCGCGAGATCCCGCACACGTTCGTGGGCCCGTCCGCCCTGGGCGTGGTCGAGTACCTGGACGGCGTGCTCGAGAGTCGCACCGGCCGCACGCGCGGCTCGACCGGGCTCGACTCGGCCGCGCTCCAGTCCTCGAACAAGGCCGCCGTGGGGGCCATGCTCTCGGCCGCCCAGCAGCGGATCGAGATGATCGCGCGCATCTTTGCCGAGACGGGCGTGCGGGACCTGTACCGGGGCCTGCTGCGTCTCACGATCCGTCACCAAAATCGCGCGCGCGTGGTTCGACTGCGGGGCCAGTACGCCGAGATCGACCCCCGCGTGTGGTACGACGCGATGGATTTCGATGTCAACGTGGCGCTCGGGGCGGGCTCGTTCGAGGAGAAGATCGCCGTCCTGGCGCTCGTGATGCAGAAGCAGGAGCAGCTGATGCAGCTCGGCTCGCCCCTCGTGAGTCCGGTCGAGTACCGGAACACGCTCGGGCAGCTCGTGGAGATGGCCGGCCCCATGCTGGGCACCCGGAACGCCGAGAAGTACTTCCGCCGGTTCGGGCCGAAAGAGATGGAGGAGTTCCAGCAACAGCAACAGGCCACCCCACCCCCGCCCGACCCCGCGCAGCTGTTCGCGCAGATCGAGGCCGCGAAGGTCGAGCTGCAGCGCGAGAAGGACGCGAACGACCTCGCCCTGCGTCGGCAGGAGATGATGCTGAAGGACGACCGCGAGCGCGACAAGATGGCCCGCGAGGCCGCCCTGAAGGAGCGCGAGCTGGAGATGAAATACCAGGCCGAGATCGTGGACGCCGAGCTTCGCGCTCAGGTGGCCCGCGATCGGGCCGCGATGGACGCCGATGTCCGGCGTGAGCAGGGGGCGATCCAATGAAACAACTCAGCTACGACGAGCAAGCCCGGAGGGGCGAGTCGATCGCCCGGTTGCTGGCGGACCCCGACGTTCGGGGAATGCTCCGGGAGTTAGAGGACCGGTACATTGTCGCATGGAAAGAGCGCGACTCCACGCCCGAGGCGCGGGAGCGCGTGTGGCACCAATCACAGGCACTGCACGACCTGGTCGAGGAGTTCGAGCGGGCCGTGGCGGAGGGTGTGTTCGCGCGGGAGACCCTGCAACGCCAAGAGCGACAGGCCCCGCAGTAATCCCACCAGTACAACGAGGTGATGTATGGCGCAGGGCGCGGAGTCTCCGAAAGACCAACCGCTGGGGCCGGAGTTCCTGCTGCCGCACGAGCGGCGCGGGACGGCCACGCAGGAGAGTGACGAAGAGAGTGCGAAGAGCTTGTTCGACTTGCTCGGCTCGGACCCCGAGTTCGCGGGCGCCGAGGAACCGGAGGAGACGGACGAGCCGGCCGGCACGGACCAGACCGAGCCGGAGTCCGAGGACGCGGAGCAGGAGTCGGCGGACGAGGAGTCCGAAGAGGCCGCGACCGAGGACGAGTCTGAGGGCGAGGAGCAGACCGAGGAGCCAGAACAGGAACTGTACGAACTCACCGTGGATGGTGAGACCGTGCGAGTCACCCTGGACGAACTCCAGAAGGGCTACTCCCGCCAGAAAGACTACACGCGCAAGACGCAGCAACTCGCAGAGCAGCGGCGCCAGATCGAAGATCAGACGGCCGAGGCGGGCGAACTGCGCGATGCGTACGGGCAGCGGCTCGAGGAGCTGGACGAGCTGCTCGCCAAGGCCAGCGGGCCCGAGCCCGACTGGGCCGAGCTTGAGAAGGGTGACCCCGCAGAGTTTGCGGCGGCCCACGCGAAGTGGCAGCGGGCGCAGGACGCTCGCGGTCGCGTGCGTACCGAGCGCGAGCGACTCCGACAGGAGCAGCTCCAGGACGCCCAGAACAAGCACGCCCAGCTCGTGACGGGGGCCGCGCAGAGGCTGGTCGAGGCGATCCCTGAATGGAAGGACGAGGCGAAGCGGAAAGTGGGCCAGGACGAGGTTCGGCAGTACGCGAACTCGCTCGGCTTCACCGACCAGCAGCTCGCCCAGGTTGCGGACCACCGTATCTTCCTGATGTTCCGGAAGGCGATGCTCCACGATCGCGCCTCCACGAAGGGGAAAAAGGTTCTTCAGCAGGCCAAGGCTCGGCCCGCGAAGACTCTCCGACCCGGAAAACCGCAGGGCAACAAGGTCGCCACCCGGAAGGCCACGCGGGAGAAAATCAGCCGGCTCAAGTCCACCGGCAGCATAAAGGACGCTGCTGCCGTCTTCTACGATCTACTGGGCGACGAGGACTAGGCCACCCGGCCGCCCGTCGCGAGGAGTGAACGACAATGGGACTCGTTTCGGGCACCATGACCCGCTATGATGCACAGGGACTGCGCGAGCAGCTCTCGGACCGCATCTACAACATCTCCCCGATGGATACCCCGTTCCTGACGGGCATTGGGGTGGGCGAGCGCGCGAAGCAGACGCTCGTCGAATGGCAAACCGACTCGCTCGCGAGCGCGGACGGCACGAACGCACACCTCGAAGGTGATGACACCGCGTTCTCGACCCCCGCCGCAACCGTGCGGGTTGGCAACTACACGCAGATCAGCAAGAAGTCCGTCATCATCTCGGGCACGGTCGAGGAGGTGGACAAGGCCGGCCGTCGTTCGGAGCTGTCGTACCAGCTCGCCAAGCGCGGTCGCGAGCTGAAGCGCGACATGGAGACGATCCTCCTGCGCGCCCAGGCTGGCGCTGCCGGCTCTCTCGGCGTGGCCCGCACCCTGGCGGGACTCAACGCCTGGGTGAAGACGAACGACGACCTCGGTGCGACCGGGGCCAGCCCCACGTACACGTCCGGCGTGCCGGGCGCGGTGCGGACGGACGGCACCCAGCGCGCGTTCACGGAAACGATCCTCAAGAACGTCATCCAGCTGGTGTGGACGGCGGGCGGGAACCCCCGCATCCTGATGGTCGGTCCCTTCAACAAGACGGTCGTGTCGGGGTTCAGTGGTATCGCCACCCGGAACTTCGATATGTCGCGACCGCAGCCGGCGGCGATCATTGCCTCGGTGGACGTGTACGTGTCCGACTTCGGGACCCTGCGCGTCATTCCGAACCGGTTCCAGCGCGAGCGGGATGGGTGGGTGCTCGATTTCGAGTTCCTCTCGCTCCGCTACCTCCGTCCGTTCATGACGGAGCGGCTGGCGAAGACGGGCGACGCCGAGAAGCGTCACCTGCTGGCCGAGTACACGCTCGAGGTGAAGCAGGAGGCCGCGATCGGTTTGGCGGCCGACCTCAACGTGTCGTAATTCTCAACCTTCTGATCTGGCTGGGGGCGGGGCGACCCGCCCCTAGCTAGGGGGACCCACGCATGGCAAACGCAGTCTCTGTGGCGTTCGCGAGCCAGGACTTGACCCTCACGGGCAACCTGACCGATACGCAGACCGTCACGATCGGGGGGAAGGCTTACACGACCCAGGCCTCGCTCACGGACGTGGACGGCAACGTACTGATCGGGGGCTCCGCGGAGGCCACGATCGACAACCTCGTTGCGGCAATCAATCTCGGTGCGGGCGCAGGAACGGCCTACGCCGCCTCGATGACCCGCAACGCGCACGTGTGGGCGGTCAAGGTCTCTGCGACCGTGCTGCGCGTGTTCGCGGGCGTGCCGGGCGCGATCGGTAACAACGTCGCCACGACCGAGACGCAAACGAACGCCTCCTGGGGCGCCGCCACACTGGCGGGCGGCACCGGGAACGTGCTGCAGTTCATCGAGCAGCTGATCGCGCTGAACCAGATCAATGCTGAGGTGCTGTACGAACTGAAAAGGCTCACCCCGGTGGGCGACTGATGAAACGGATACTGGCGTGGGCGGCCGCAATCGCGGTCGTCCTCGCTGTGTCCGGTCTGTTCGTGGACGGCCGGTTCCGGGAATGGAAAGCCCGGGCGGAGCGGGCGGACTCGCTCGCCCAGGTTCTTCTGGCTCGGGCCGACACGGCCGAGCGGGCGGCCCAGGTTGCGGGCGTGCGGGCGGACTCGCTCGCGGGCGTGGCGACCCGGTACGAGCTGGTCGCGCGGGCGCGATTGCGGGTGGTCCGCAGGCAGCCCGTTCCGCCCCCCTGCACCACGATCGTGTCGAAACGGGACGAGATTATCGACACGCTCCTGGCGAGCGTCGATAGTCTGAACCACGCCTACGTCGAGCGCGGGCGCGCGATCGGGCTGCTGACTGGCGCGCTTGCGGACGCCTGGATGGCGGCCGACACGCTCCGGGCGGTTCTGAGAGACGTGCCCAGTCCCCGGCCGGGCTGGATGCCCACAATCGGGGCGGGCCCGTTCGTGGGACTGTGTACGGACGGCCGGCCCTGCGCGGGCGCGGGCGTGTCCCTGCAATGGAAAGTGAGGCTTCCGTGGCCGTAAACGATCGACTGTTCTCCGTCACGCCCGAGGACCTGGCGTGGGAGACGTTCCACTACGACCCCGCCAGCGACACGTTCACGATCGCCTCCAAGCAGGACGTGACGGGGTTGGTCGAGCAGAACAAGGCCGAGTACAACGCCGAGCATGGCCGGCACGGGGAGGGCTTTACGAAGTACGCCTCCATCCCCGGGAACGTGTACGCGGACCTGCAGTGGCGGGGTATCGCGGACGACGAGCGGGCCTTCAAGGCCTGGCTCGAGGATCCCGACAACCGCGTGTTCCGCACCCGCCCGGGGAGGATCTAGTGGGGGTCCCGAAAACGCTTCGCATCATAGTCGCGGTTCCGAGCCACGACGTGGTGCCCGTGCTGTGGGCGCACGACTTCGCGAACCTGGCCTCCTACTCGGCGGGCGTGTTCACCGCGAACGTGTTCCGGGATCCCGAGATGGAGTTCCAGTTCGGGCTGGCGCTGCAGATGGGTACGTACCTGCACGAGATGCGGAACGAGGTCCTCGCGGCCGCGCTCGAAAGCGGGGCCACGCACCTCCTGTGGATCGACTCCGACATGAGGTTCCCAAAGGAGTCCCTCCTGCGCCTGCTCGGGCACAACAAGGCGATGGTGGGGATCAACTACTCCCAGCGGGGGCTGCCCGAGAGCGGCCGTCCGCCCGACTTCGTGGCGATCAAGGACATCGAGGGCGCGAAAAAGCTCCGCACGACCGAGGTCTCGGCCGGGCTCGAGAAGGTCGAGTCGCTCGGGTTCGGGCTGGTGCTGATGGACCTCCGCCGGCTGGCCCCCAAGCTGGGCGAGCGGCCTTGGTTCGACTTCGCTCGCCGGCCGGGCGGGCAGCTGATCGGGGAGGACGTGTTCTTCTGTCAGAAGCTCACGAAGGCGGGCGTGTCGATCTACGTCGATCACGATCTTTCGCGCGAGTGCGCCCACATCGGCTCGTTCGAGTACCGGACAACCCACGCGGCCCTACGGGAGGCCCCCAGTGGCACTGATAACTAACTACGGCTCCCTCCAGAGCGAGGTCGCGAACTGGCTCAACCGGACCGACCTGAGCGAGTCGATCAAGACCATGATCCAGCTCGCGGAGCACTCCCTGAACGAGGATCACCGTGTGCGGAGCCTGGTCGTGAATAACTCCTTCACGGTGGACGAGGACGGCGAGACGCTCCCGAGCGATTGCGCGTACCCAGAGTCGCTCTACCACGATGGCGCGACCTACTTTGGCGAGATCGAGATCGTGCCGGCCGAGAAGCTGGCGGGCCTGAAGGCCGTCCACGGCACCACGGGCGTGCCTGCGTACGCCGCGATCCAGAACAACGCTCTGAAGTTCGCGCCCGCCCCCAGCGGCTCCTACACACTCCGGCTCTCGTACTGGCGCACGGTACCCGCCCTCTCGGACGCCGCGCCCACAAACTGGCTCATCACCAACCACCCGCACGTGTACCTGTACGCAACGCTCGCTGAGAGCGCGCCCTACCTCAAGGACGACGAGCGGATCGCCGTGTGGCAGCAGTCGCTGGATCTGCGGCTCGAGCGCCTGCACGAGTATCTGCAACGGCGGCAGTTCTCGGGCACGATCTCCCGCCGGCCCCGGAGGGCGATCGGATGAACAACGAGACCGAGCACCGGGTCGTGAAGCAGCTCGACCGGCTGGAGCAGAAGCTCGACCGCGTCTCGGACGCGCTCACGAAGCACCGGATCGAGAGCGAGCGCCGCCTGACCCGGGTCGAAACGAAGTCCTCGATCCTGGGGACAATCGGGGGCGTCCTGGGTGGATTCTTCGCTGGCTGGATACGGTAACCGCACGGAGTCATTGCAATGATCGCAAAGCTGTTGACGCGGAAGTTCCTGATCTCGGCCGGCTCGCTCGCGTGCGCGACCGCCCTGTGTGCGTTCGGACAAATCGACGGTGGCGAGTTCGTGACGGTCGTGACGGTCGCGGTGGGCGCGTACCAGGCCGCGAACGCGATCGCGGACCACGCGGCCCTCAAGAACGGAACCGGGCAGGCGAAATGATCGAGCTGCTAGTTCAGCGCGAGCCCACCATCGGCAGCTCCACCGAGGGGCGGCTGTACATCCAAGGCCGGCGACTCACTGCGAACGGGCGCCCCATGTCGAGCCTCGAGGACCCGATCCGGGAGCCCGTGTACGGGGGCGCGCCGGACTGGAAGATCCCCGGCCGGACCGCGATCCCGGAGGGGCGGTACGAGCTGGAGCTGGTGACCAGCCCCAAGTTCGGCCCCAAGACCCTGAGTCTGATCGGCGTGCCGGGCTTCAAGTACGTTCGCATTCACGCCGGCAACACGGCCGACGACACCGAGGGCTGCCTGCTGGTGGGCGAGTGGGTGCCCGGTCCCGCGGGCGGCACCGTGCGCGACTCGCGCCTGCACTTGCTGGCGCTCAAGTCGATCATCCGGCCCGCGCTCGATGATGGCGAGCACGCCTTCGTGACGATCCGCAATCCCGTCCCGCTCGAAGTCCAGGGGGAGTGATGCCGAAACCCCAGCACGTGCCGCTCAACCTGCCGCCCGGCGTGGTTCGTCGGGGGACGCAGTACGCCTCCTCCGGCCGCTGGTTCGACACGCACCTGGTGCGTTGGTACCAGGGCGTGGCGCAGCCCATCGGGGGCTGGCAGCAGCTGACGGGCTCCGCCCTGCTCGCCCGGAATGACGACTTCCCGGCCGGGAACGACATCACGGTCGAGGGGGGCACGACCGAGGTCACGACCGCGAACGCGCCCAGCGTGGACGACAAGTACACCGTCCACTACAGCGCCTCGATCACGCACGCGGCCAGCGAGGTTCCCTCCGGGGAAGCTCGACTCATTGTGGACATCGAGTCGTGGGATGGCGCGGTCTGGACGGCCCAGGAGAGGAAAACGTACACGAAGACCGGGCTCGGTACGGCCTCGTTCCCGCACGAGGACGTGACGCTCGAGCTGCCCGGCCAGGCCGCGACCGAGAAGATCCGGCTCCGGGTGGTGACGTTCACGCAGCCTCCCGTTTCGGCCTCCCACGCGGGCGTGCCTGACCCGATACAGGGGCCAGACGGCTCGTCCGCAGCAATACTGGTGAACGCGCCCTCCCTGACCAACATCTACACTGTTCGGTACAAGGTGCAGCTCAATGCCGCGACCGGGCTCGTGGGCGGGAGCAGTACGATCGTGCTCGAGACCTCCCCGGACGGGAATGACCCATGGACGAACCGGGGCACGAAAGTGTACACCCTTGCGCCCGGGGAACAGAACCGCGTGTGGGAGGACGAGTCGATCTCCGGCACCGTGGCCGGCCTCACCCCGACCGCCCAGATCCGGCTTCGGATTCCGAGCGTGGACGCGGGCCTCAATTTCAGTGGTGCTTCCACGATCGTGTTCTCGTACCCCGCGCTCGGGACCGCCTCGTTCTCGCTCCACGGGTTCAACATCGCTACGGACGCCGACCCCCACGCGGGCGTCACGTACGCGACCCAGGCCGGCTCGGTCGTCACGCTGACCGGAATCTGCCGGGGCGTGTTCGCGTCCGAGCGGGGCGTGAGCCGGGCGGCCTACCTCATGATGGGCACGCACTCGAAAATCTACCACTTCGAGTCGGGCACCCTCACGGACGTGACGCCCGCCGCGGGCTTCACGGTCGGGCAGGCCGACACCACGTACGGGGCGGGCACCTCGCGACTGCACGGCACCGCGACCGAGGCCACGACCTGGTCGCTGGCGGAGTTCGTGACGGCGAACGGCGTTATTACGCCCCTCGCGTGCTCGAACTCGGACGGAAAAATCTGGCAGCAAACGTTCCCGGGCGGCAACCCGGGCGCGATGGTCGTCATCACGCCCAGCGCGGGCACCGTGCCGGCCGGCGTGCGGTTCATCTTCGTGACGCCCGAGCGGTTCCTGGTTGCGGTGGGGGAGACCGACTCCCCCCGCCAGATTGCGTGGTGTAAGCAGGACGACCTCACGAACTGGGACTTCAGCTCCACCGCGCCCGGGATCGGGGCGGGCGCGAACAACCTGAAGGGGAACGGCATCCCCATGTGCGCGGTCGTGGGGGATGGCGAGCACCTGATCCTGACCGACCAGGAGCTGTACGCGATGCGGTACGTGGGCGGGCAGGACGTGTACGGACTCTCCCAGCGGGGCGCGAACTGCGGCATCATCTCCCGGCGGGCGTTCGCCTCGATCAACACCGGCACGATCGTGTGGATGGGCGCGAAGCAGTTCTTCCTGTACGACGGGTACGTGCGCCCAATCCCGTGCGAGGTGGCGGACTACGTGTTCAACGACATCAACATCGACCAGGCCGCGAAGGTGTGGTCGATGTCGCTCACGCAGTTTGGGGAGGTGTGGTGGTTCTACCCCTCGAAAGAGGGTACCACGTCCGAGATCGACCGCTACGTAGTCTGGAACTACCAAACCAACGTGTGGTACGTCGGAAAGCTCGCCCGCCTGGCGGGCGTGGACGCGGGCGCGCTCCAGTACCCGATCATGATCGAGAAGTCGGGCGCGAACTCCGTCATCTACGAGCACGAGAAGGGCCTCGATCGGGGCACCGAGGTGGCGTACCTCGAGAGCGGCCCGATCGAGATCGGGGCCGGCGATTCGATGTTGGCGATGACGCAACTGATCCCGGACGAGAAGAACCTGGGGGACGTGGACGTGCGGCTGTACAGCCGCCTGCATCCGACCGGTCTCGAGAGTGTCCACGGACCCTTCAGCACGGCCGAGCCCACGCCCGTGCGGATCACGGCCCGCCAGGTGCGGCTCCGGCTGGAAGAGAACGTGGAGCGCGACTGGCGCGTGGGGCCGTTCCGGGCGGAGGTCGTGCCGAGCGGGAGGCGATAGATGGCCGAGTTCGCGAAAACCTACAAGCTCCCCCAGCCCCAGCCCCGGTACGATCTCGAGAACGAGAACCGCTTCCGGCGCACACTCCAGGGCGCGCTCGATGAGATCTCGTCCGCGGTGGGCGATCTCGATCTCCACGAGACCGTCATCACCCAGATCGGGAAGGCGGGCGGCGTGCGGATGCCGCTCCCGCGCCCCACCAGCAACTTCCCCGAGGAGACCTACTACCCGGCCGTGTTCGCGACCGCCCTCTCGACCGGCACGCCCGGGATCAACAAGTTCCAGTTCATCCCGTTCATCGTGTCCCAGTTCACGCGCCTGGACCGGATCGCGCTCGAGGTGACGGCCCAGGTCCCGAACGGGGTCGCGCGGGTGGGGCTGTACAACGCCAATCAGGTCACGTACAAGCCCACTACCCTGATCGTGGACAGCGGGGAGTTCATCACCTCCTCCACCGGCCTGAAGACCGCCAACATCGACGTGTCGCTCGTGCCGGGGACCGTGTACTGCACCGCCTACGTGGCCGGCACCGGCCAGCACCAGACCCGAACGTTCCAGCCCACGAACGGCTGGCCCGGGCTGGGGTGGTTCAACTCGGGCGGCAACCTGTTTACGCGCTTCGGGTGGGTAAAGAACGCCACCTACGGCGCGCTCGCGGCCGACGAGTCCGCCACCTCCCTCGCGTCGCTCGAGGGTGGCGATGTTCCGGTGGTCGTGTTCGTTCGCATCAACACCGTTGACTAGAGGAGACACAACACCATGCCGTTCCTTCCTATCGCAATCGGGGCCGGGCTGGGCCTCGCGGGCTCCCTGTTCGGCGGGGGCGGCCAGCGCCAGTCCAGCTTCACGGGCCTCTCGCCCGAGGCGGAGGCGCTCCTGCGCCCCCACCGCCAGGGCGCGATCGCGGCCGGGTTCGGGCAGGCCGACCCGTTCGCGTTCATGAACCCCTTCATCCCCCAGCAGATCGAGGCCCTCCGGGCGGAGGCGGACGCGTTCCTCCCCCGCGCGATGGGCCAGATCGCGTCCGGCTCCACCCTCCAGGGGGCGGGCGGGGGCACGCGCGAGGCCGCGTTCCAGGGCGCCGCGGCGGGCGAGATCGGGCGCGGGCTCATGTCCAGCATCGCGGGCCTGCAGTCCCAGGGCTTCCAGTCGGCCCTCCAGGCGGCCCAGATGGACGCCGCCCGCCGGGGTCAGCTGGGCGTGTTCGGGCTCCCCCAGATCCAGCGCGGGACCTCGAACTTCCAGCAGAACCCGTTCCTGGGCGCGCTGGGCGGGGCCGCGATCGGGGCGGGCTTCTGATGCCGTTCCACTACGGCCTGGGGGCGGCCCTGGGCCGCGCGAGCGGCGGCCCGGGCGCGGGCAGCCCCCTCACGCGGATGCTCCTGCGGGAGCTGGGGCCGGGCGTGCGGGGCGCGCTCGACCAGAGCCCCCTCCTGGACTCCATCAAGAACATCAGCACGCTCGATCGCGATCCCAGCAAGGGCATCACCTCGAGCGTGGGCTCCGCCCCACCGAAGCCGCACGCGCGGCTCTCGTTCGAGGAGCAGCTCCGGGCGGCCCTCACGAACCCCCAGTTCATGCAGCAAGTGAGCCAGCTGTTCCAGCAGCAACCCCAGCCCGTGCAGCTCCCGCCCACCGCGTTCCCTGTGTTTGGTCAGATTCCGCCCCTCCCGGGCGGGATTTTCGGGTGAGGACACCATGACGCTACCGCTTCCGATTCTTCCGCACGAGACGGGCCTGTTCGGGGCCGGTCCCGCCCCCTCGCCCCTCAACCCTCCCCAGCCGCAGGAGCCCCAGCAGCTCTCGTTCGGGGAGCGCCTGCAGCGCCTGATCGGGGGTCCCGCCTCGAGCGCGATCTCTCCCGAGCAGAACCAGGAGGCCTCCCGGCAGGCGATGATCCAGGCGGGCCTGATGGCCCTCATGGCGTCCGGGCGTGGGGAGCCCACCCTGGCGGGCCTAGCGATGGCGCTCTCGCAGGGCCGGCAGGCGGGCGGGGAGGCGCGCCAGCAGATCCAGACCGCCCGGGTGAGGCGCCAACTCGCGAACCAGGCCCAGAGCGCGAACATGGCCGAGATGATGGCGTTCTTCTCGGAGGCGGTCGCGGCGGGCGACATGGAGTCCGCCAAGCTGGCGGTGGACCTCATCAAGGCCACGCAAGGGAAGCCCGGTAGCGGGTTCGAGTTCCGCACGATCGGGAACCGGCTGCTCCGGCTTGACCCCGCCACGGGCGGGGTTGAGGTGGTGCTCGAGTTTCCGCCCGACCCGACCCGACCGCGGCTCGGCATTCCCCAGGACGTTCTCAACAACCGTACGGGTCAGATCGAGCGCGCTACGTTCGATTTCGATGTCGGACGGTACCGGGACGTAAATACCCACGAACTGATGGATGCTGGCTCTGTTCCCGTTCGGCCCACCGCAGGCCGGGAGGACAAGCAGGCGATCGCGGCCGCCCTGCGGCTGGCGATGGAGGACCTCAACAAGTACACCACCGCGCCCGGAATCGTGTCCCAGTTCCTGAGCACGAACCCCCTCGCGGGCATCACGCGCGCCTTCACGAGCGACGACGTGCAGATTTTCTTCGCCGCGAAAGAACAGGTACAGAGCCTGGTGACGAAACTGATCTCGGGCGCGCAGGCGGCCGAGGCGGAGGTCCAGCGGCTCTCGCGGGGGTTCGTACCCCAGGCGGGCGAGGGCGAGGCGGCCGTCCAGCGGAAGCTCACGATCCTCAACCGGTGGGTGGAGGACATCCTCCGGAACCCGAACGTCGATCCCTGGGAGGCCGCCCTGCGGGCGGAGGGCCGCTCGCCGGCCGAGATCCAGCGCATCATGACAACCCGGCGGCGGGAGGAGAAGGAGATTTCGAACGCGCCCGACAGCCCCGCAGGACCGGGAAACCGTTTCAGTGATCTCGTTCCGGAGGGCGTTCGATGAACCAGGAAGACCTGCTGCAGCTGCTGCGGGAGGCCCGCGCGGCCCGCATCGCGGGCGCGCCCCTCGAGGCGGTCAACTCGCGCATCTCGGCCCTCACGAACGGCCAGTACGCCGACCTGGCGGGCTTGGCGGGCGCGGCGTTCGCGCCCCCCGAGCACGAGGCCCGCCGGGAGAGGGCCGAGATTGCGGTCGGAGCGCGCCAGGCCGGCCCGATCGGGCGGGGGGCCGCACAAGTCGTTGCGATGCTAACCGGGCAACCGGGACTGCCCAACCCCGACCTCGCAAGGGGCGTAGAGGACTTCGGAAGGGCCGGCATCCAGAGCGCTACGTTCGGGTTCGCGCCTGAGCTGGCCGGGCTGGGGGCCGCGATCATTCCGGGCGGTCGGGGGTTCCGGGAAGCGCACGATGCCTCCCAACAGCGCATCGAAGACCTGCGCGAGGTCGCCCCAGGCGCCACGCTTCTCTCGGAGCTGGCGGGCGGACTGACCGTGCCGGGCCTGGGCGCGAAGGCGCTCGTTCCCCGCCTGGGGCGGGTCGGCGCGGGCGCGACCGTGGGAGCGGGCGCGGGGGGCCTGTTCGGGCTGGGCGAGGCCGAAGGTAACTTGAGCGAGCGGCTGCCGAGGGTGGGCGCGAGCGCGCTGTTCGGTGGCACGGTCGGAGCGGCCATTCCAGGCGCAACGGGACTCGGGCAGCGCCTGTTTCGAGCGTTCGTGCCCCCGAAGCCCGGCCCCGCGGCGGGCCGGGTGCTGGCCGAGAGTGGCGTCACGCCCGACCGGCTGCGTCGGCTGCTGGCTGGAGACGTGCCGGCCGATATGTCGATCCGGGCGCGCGCGACGGCCGTGCAGGCCGGCCGCGGAACCCGGAGCGGAATCCCCGAGGCGCGACTCCAGACGCTCCAGTTCCGGGCGACCGAGGGCGCGAAGAACGCCCTGCGGGAGACCGCGGAGGCGGTCTACACGCCCCTTGAGGCGCTGCCCGACGTACCGCTGGGCGCGTTCGGAGTCCTCAGCTCCCGCGTGGCGGACGCAATCCGGCACGTAGTTCCCCGCAACGTGCTTGGAGACGATGCCGCCACCCTGAGCGTGCGGCACATTCAGTCGATCGTGACCGAGCTGCGGGAGGGAGTGCAGAAGGCGCGCGGCCGGCCGGCCCAGCACAAGGAGGCCGTGGACGCGCTCACGGAGTTCCTCAACCTCGCTGAGAAAAATGTGCCGGGGCTCAGGGAGGCGAACCGGATCTACGCGCAGCAGGTCGCCCAGACGAAGCGCTGGAAAGACACCTGGAAGGCGATCCAGACCGCCAACCCGAACCTGATTCAGCGCGAGTTCCCCTCGCCCGGGTTCGGGATCCGGCAGTTGCTGGCGCGCATTCTGGTCGGGGGTGAGGGCCGCAAGATGGAGGCGGCCGAGATGGTGGCGGACGTGATGCTGGACGAGGGCCCGCGCGCGCTCGAGCGCCTCAAGAAACTCTACCCCAGCACGTACCGTCGCGTGCTGAACGAGTTCAGCTCTGCCGCAGCGGGCGCCGTCACAGGGAGCGTGCTCGCGCCCCGCGCCGCCCCAACCCTGTTTGGAGGTAACTGATGTCGAATCCCCCATTCCGGCCGCTCGGCCCCACCCCCCGCCCGAGGGGCATGAACTTCCGGTCCCGCGCGCGCGTTGGTCCCGCCCCCCGGCCGGACGATCTGCCGGGCTTTGGGGTCACGGGATTAAGAGAGGACCCCCGTACCACGGTCGAGCTGGCCTCCCGCGAGGCGGGCGCGGCCATGCTGCGCGGGGTGGGCGAGGTCGGGCCCGTCACGGGCGAGATGTTCGCCGCCCGGGACGCGCTCCGGGCCCTCAAGCAGAACCGAAAGGGCGCGGCCGCCCTGAGCGCGCTCGCGACCATCCCGATTGTCGGGATCCCGCTCCGGTGGCTCCGGCGGGGGCGGGTCGCTACCCGGAACGCGGAGTCGATCGTGCGCGCGATCGCGAACGGAGAGATGACGGCCGAGCAGGGGATCGCGAAGGCGCGCGGGATCTCGGGCCGGTTCGGGAACGAGATGAGCGAGTTCCTGCGCGAGGGCGGAATCCCGGACGACATCACCTCCCTGCGCTCGCTCCCGCCCGACATTCTCGAGCGGGCCGCCAAGCGCGCCATCACGGGCCCCGGCGATCGGGCCGCGCTCGCGAGCGCGCGCGCCGCCCGGGCAGCCCAGCGCGCGGGCCCGACCGGCCCCGCGCCGTCCGCGCTCCCGCGCGTGCCGGCCGGCAGACGGGTTGTGGCGGCCGCGGTTCGGGGTGCGGACGGGAACGTGTACCTGGGCCTCAATCACGGCATGGCGCAAGAGGCGGCCGCGGACGCCCTGCGGGCCACGCCCAAGGGGCTGGCCGCGCTGGAGCGCAACAGCGGCAACTCGTGGCTCATGGGCTCGAGGGGGTTCGTGGCGAGCGACACGCCCGCGGGCCAGATCATCACGCCCGAGGAAGCGCGCGCCATTACCGCGCGCTCCAACCAGACCCCCCAGCTCGACCCGCGCCTGTCCCAGCTCCACTCGTCCGACATCGCAAAGGGTCCTCAGGACGTGCCGCCCGAGGCGATCGAGGCGGCGGGCGGGCCCGAGCACCTTCTCTCGATCGCCACGCCCGGGGGCGCGCGCCCGATCTCAAGCCTGAGTGATGACGAACTGATGGAGGTGGGGCGCCGTATTCGCTCCCGCCAGGACGAGCTGACGGGCCCCGCGACCGGGGACGAGCTGTTCGATACCAGCCGGAGCGTGGAGGCGGGGCGGGCGGACTACGACGCCCGGCTGTGGGAGGTCGAGGCGGCCCGGAGGCGCGGTAGCGGGGTGCTGGGCGGCACGTCCGAGCAGCTGCAGGCGCTCGAGACCGCCCGGGCGGCCGAGCACGCCCAGCGGCTCCAAGTGGGGGGCCGGGCGGCCGAGGCACACGCGGCCGGGGGGTCCACGTTCGACCCCCGGACCGGCCTGGATATGTCCGGCTCCCGCCGGTACGCGGTCTCGCCCTTCAAGATGCGGGAGGTCGTGCTGGACCAGCCCCCAACGCCCGAGGACCTGGCCCAGTACATGGACGCGAACGCGGACCTGTTCGCAGACCCGGGCGTGGTGCTCGGCACGTGGGAGAGCAACGGCCGCCACTTCATCGACGCGACCGTGCTGGTCCGCAGCAAGCGCCAAGCCGAGCGGATTGGGCGCGCGACTGGCCAGGAGGGCTTCACGTTCCTGGATAGCGGGAACCCCAATCCCGAGCGGCGTTTCGTAACGACCACGATCCGGAACCCCGACCCCATCCAGGCCGCCCGCACGCGGAACGAGCTGCTGGACGAGATGCCCGTCTTCCGGGCGGCCGTGGAGCGCGAGATGGTCCGAAACCTGACGCCCGACGAGGCGGCCCAGTACGCCAGCGCGAACGCGCGCTGGCAACGGAGCTGGCTGCGGGCGTTCGCGATGTCGCCCACCCCGCGGGAGTGGGCGTCCATGATCGACCTGGGCTACAACGCGCGCGATTGGTACAGCGTCTCGCGCGCCGCGATCGCTCAGTTCGGGAAGGACGCGCCCAAGTTCACGGCCCTCATGGCCGCCACCTCGCCCAACGTGCCGGTCGAGCGAAACCTGGCGATCGCGCGCGAAATCTGGAACCGCACGGGCGGGCAGCCCGTCACGCGCGAGCAGGCGCTCGCGATGCTGCACGAGATCGGGGCCGGGAAGGCCGCCCACACGATGGCCCCGAACGTCGCGAGGGTTATGGGAATGTCGGCCGACGAGATCGCGCGGGTGGACATCACCAGACCCGGGTTCCTGTCGGGCGCGAAGGTGGACCCGTTCTTCGCGAACCTGATGGGCGAAACTCAGCGGGTTACGCTCGACACCCACATGGCCCGAGCGGCCGGCACGAAGCCGAGCGACATCGGGGTGTCGTCCCGGAACGGGGGCGTGTCGGCCTCCCTCCGGGCGGGCACGGCCGAGTTCAACCGCCTCTCGGGCCTCCCCCCGATCGCGCCCGCCCAGGCCCAGGCGGCCGTGTGGGAGCCCGTGCGGACGATGACGCGCCTCGTGTCGCGCGGACAGACCGTTATCCCGGACGTAATCCGACCCAGCCAGGCGCAGGACATCGGGCAGTTCCTGTCGCAATCCACGCCCGCGCCCCAGCCGGGGCCCGTCACGCCCGGCCTCATGCGGCCGGAGGACATCGAGGGGTTCGTGCGCCGGATCGAGATCGCGAAAAGGGCCGAGCAGCAACTCGGCCCGGCCCTGTTCGGTCTCCCCCCGCTCGTGGCGCTCGGTGCGCTGGGCGCTAGCCAGTCCCCCCTGTTTGGAACTCCAGCTGCTCCTGGGCAGCCCCAGTAGGGGGTGGACGAGCGCCCCGCGGGAGGGGCGCGCCCTGTTGAAACTCCAGCTCTTTCTGGAGAAGCGCGAGCGCCCGCCACGCGACCTTCGTGGTGTGGCGCACGCCGTCCGTGTCGAGCGCGCCCCGGTCGATCAGGTGCCGCACGATGCAGTCCGCCTCGTCGGTGGACTTCCCGCGCGCCCAGTGCATCTCCTCGCCCGGGTTGTGTTGCTCGTTCCCGATCCGGGACAGCTCCGCCACGGCCGCGAGAGCGGCCGGGAAGTAGTCCAGCAGCCCCCGCACGAGCGGCACATTCTTGCGGGCTCGCGCGTCGGCCGAGAGCACCGAAACAGGGAGCCCGTCCTGTAGTGTCGCCTCGTCCCCATCTTTCAGGGGTGGAATCTCCCCAAGATAACTCAACTCCCTCGTTCTCGCAAGGTAGAATGGGCAGTTAAGGCGGTGAATGTCTCCCTCCACCGTTCCGCAGCACGATCTCATCATTTCCCCCCCACCGTGAACTCCTCCCGGGCCGCCTCCAAGTGCGGCCCGTTTCGTTGTAGGTCCCCCCGCCCGAGCAGGAACCGCACCCGACCCTGAATGAACGCCCGGCGCTTTTTCATGAGTGTTGCGATCTCGCTCGCGCTCCGGGCGCCCGCCCGCACGTGCGTCACGATCGCGTCATCGAGCGCGTGATTCAGTTCCTCCGTCGTGCTGTAGCGAATAGTTTCCGTTTCGAGATCGAACACGAGCGGAACCGTGTCCTCGGTCCAGCGGCCCTGGTACTGCAGGCTCGTGCTCCCCTCGGGCCGGCGCGCCAACTCCACGTTCTGGTCGGTCGCGCCCCCGATCCCGAAACTGCCTGCGTACCGGTTGCCAGTCCGCACGGAGTGGTGCAGCACCAGCACGCCACCCCCGGCCGCCTCCCCGAGCGCCCGGAACCGGCCCATCAAGTCGAACCACTCGGACGACTCGAACGTCTCGGGCGCCTTCCCGAACAGGTACGGGATCGCGGACGAGAGGCTGTCCACCACCAGCAGGGCGGGCCGCACGGCCCGCACGATATCCGCCAGCTCGCTGAACTTCTTGGGCCGCTCGGCCGGCGCCAGCAGCCGCGTCATGATCGCGAAGTGCCGGTGCGCGCGCCTCACGTAGTCGCCCGGGTTCTCCTCGAACGAGAGCCACAGCACCTCACGCCCGGCCTTTGTTACGGCGGCCGCCTCGGCCGTCGCGACGGTGGACTTGCCGGTCTTGGGAGCCGCCCACAGCTGGGTGAGCCTTCCCTTCCAGCTCAGGTGGGGGCCCACCCGCTCGGGCGGGCGGAGCAGCTCCGGATTCTGCTCCAGCTCCCGGAACGTAACGACTAAAGGGCGGGCGGCCGGAACCTCCTCCACGGGTTTCGTTTCCTCGACCGGCAGGGCCTCAAACTCGTACTGGGCCCGCAGCGGAACCGCCGCCCCACACCGGGCGGCCGCGTCCAGCAACCACCCCCACCCCACCCGGAAGGGGGGCCGCATCCGCTCCCAGTCCGCCCGCACGCCCTCGCCGTCGTTCCCGTTCGGGGAACGATCGTTCCCCTCCCACCGGAGCGCCCACTCCAGAAACAGCTCCAGGCCCAGCGCCTCGTCGCTCGCGGCCGCCTTGATCGCGTGCCCGACCGACACGTAGTCCTGCCGGGAGGGGAAGTGCTCGTTCGTGTTCGGCAGCCCCCGCACGAGCGCGGCCAGCTCCCCGTCGCTCGGGGCGGCCAGGTCCGCCTGCGCGACCGTGACGCTCGAGGACGCGGAGGAGCTGTAGCCCTGGGCCTCGATCGTGAGGCTGGGCGCCTTCTCGCGCAGGCGCGCCTCCAGCTTCTCAAAGAACGCGACCGCGCGCGGTCGTGAGATGTACGCCAGCTCGGCCGGCTCGTGCTCCCACAGGCCCGCCAGGTTCTGCCACCGGTACTGGGAGCCGCTCGGGTGGGCGCCCGCGATCAGGTACTGGCGCCCATCCCCCAGCAGCTCCACGATGTGGGACTCGCCCGCGCGCGTGAGCAGCTTCAGGCCCATCCGGCCGATCGTGCCGGGCTCGTCCGCCCGGTACATCAGCAGCCGCCGGTGGCCGGCCGAGAGCCGGACGGGCGCCTGGCCCAGCTCCTCGAGCGCGAGCTGCAGGACCGCCTCCGTGAGGGCGGGGTGGCCGGAGTCGATGTCGAGGCCCGGGTACTCGCGCCCCAGGATCCCCACGTTCGCGCCCCAGGTGTCCCAGAGCGCGCACTCGTCCGGGCTGGGCTCGGGCACCCTCACGAAGTCGTACCCGTGCCAGCCGCCCGCCCCCCGCTTGCCGGGCACCTTCCCGAGCGAGTTCGGGTCGAGCCGGGTGCTCGAGGACAGCGGCGCGCCGGGCGGTACGACACACACCAGCGGCCGGTAGCCCGCCTCGTGGAGACGCTGCGCGTTATTCATAAGGCGTTTCCCGCGCCCGGAGTAACTTCGCCAGTCTCCGCATCGTACTCGCTGCGCGCAAAGCACACCTCCATCTGCAACAGAAACAGCCGAGTGTATGGGCCCGGTGCGTTTCTCAGCGCCCCCGCCACGCTTTGTGGGTCGGCCATCGCGAGGCTCGTGTCGCGTAAATACCGCAACCCCAAGCCCGCCCGCTTCATCTCGTCAACCACTAACTGCATCGGGATCCCATGCCCGTTCATTGGATCGGCCACCGCGTGGCAGTCCCTGCACAGCAAAATCACGGCCGAGTTCTGCCCGTTGCCGCCGTACCGTTTCGGACGAGCGTGGTGATACTCGCGGGTCGGACGTAGTAGATCGCACACCTCACAGCGGTCAACCATCTCTCGCCACGTCATTTCCCGTACCGCTCCCCCTCCCACCCCTCCACCGCGATCGGCAGCCGGGCCGCCCAGCGGGGTGAGTGCCGCATGAGATCGAAGTACTCATCGAGCGTGCCGTGCGCGTCCGGGACCTCCGCGAGCACGCTATCGTGGACCGTCAGGACGACCGGGTAGCCCGCCCCCTCCACGCGCGCCATCGCGCCCGCCATGATGTCGCGCGCGGCCGCCTGGGTGATGTTCTCGGCCGCCAGACCGCCATAGAAATCCCGCCGGATCCACTTGCGAGTCATCGGAGAGACGGTCGAGAACTCCAGCACGGGCCGCACGCCCACGGGCGTTTCTTTCACCACAATCTCGGGGTCCATGTACGCGAGCGTGCGGCCGCTCGGGAGCACGCACCACAGCACGCGCGGGTGCTTGAGGTACGCCACGTTCCCGGCCCGGCCTGTCCGAACCACCGTGCCCGGGCGCAACACGGCCGAGCGGGCGGCCTCGTCCAGCCGGCTCCACAGCTCCGGAATGCGCGGGAAGCGCTCCCGGTAGCCCTTGACGGCCGCCCGCGCGCGCCCCTCGCTCAGTTCCACGCCCTGGAGTTTCATCGTGGCGCGGAACCTCGGTCCCCCCATCCCGAACCCGCACCCCAGCACCAGCCCCTTCCCGACCTGGCGCTCGATCGAGTCTCTCGTGACGCTCGCGGCCCGAACCCCGAACGCCATCGCGCCCATCGCCTCGTACAGTCTCGCGCCACTCTCGAGCGCCACCAGCAGGTCGTCCTGGCCCGCGAACCACGCCACCACGCGCGCCTCGATCTGGGAGAAGTCCGCCTCCATGAACCGAAAGCCCGGCCGGGCCCGAAACACCCTCCGAAGCATCGAGGACAGCACGATCAGGAGCGGCTCCTCGATCGCGCTCACGTCGCCCGACAGCACGGCCGGGAGGTAGCGCTCCACGTCCTTCACGTCCCCGCGAGGGAAGTTGTGGGGCTGAAGCAGCTTCGCGCTCCAGCGGCCCGTCGCGGCCCCGTGATACAGGAGCGTGCCCCGCACGCGACCGTCACGGCCGGCCAACTCCGGGACCCGTTTCAGCTTCGCGAGCGAGGAGCGGCCGTTCTCGAACCGGAGCTGCAGCACGCGCTCGATGTCGGACTCGTGCTCCTGCCCCATCAATTCCTTCACGGTCGCGCGGGCCACGCTCTCCACGTCCAGCCCGCGCGCGTTCAGCCACACCTTCAGCCGGGCGGGCTCGCTCACCTTCTGGACCGCGCCCCCCGTGAGCCGGGAGATTTCGGCGTTCGCCTCGGCCGTGCTGCGATCGACCAGCCGGTCCATCGCGGCCGCCAGCCCGATATCGACCGGCACGCCCCGATCGTTGATGCGCTGGTCGAGCAGATACACCTCCCGCTCGCTGGGCGGGAGGCGGCGCACGCGCCCCGCGACCGCGCGCTCGGTCCGCACGTCCTGCCGGCAGGCCTCGTACAGTCGCGCCAGCTTCCAGTCATCGCTCTCCCAGCTGCCGTCTTTCTTGGGGCGCGCGCACTGGAGAATCACCCGCCGACCCTCCACGTCCTTCTGCTGCGCCACGCCCAGCACGCGAGCGGCCGCCTCGAGCGAGCGCGGGAGCGCCATCGCGGACGCCTCGGCGGCCGTACACCAGAACTGCTCCAGCTTCGGGCGCGGGAACTGGTAGCGCGGCGCGAGCACCAGCCACCACAGCAGGCGCTCGAACTGGGCATTGTAGGCCCGGATCTCGCCCCCCGCGCGCACGTGCTCGATCAGCGGGCCAGGCAGCGGTTCGCCCGGGCGCCACAGGCTGGTCTCGTCCTGGCCCAGCGCCCACGCCAGGCACCACAAGTCGGTGGAGGTGTCGGCCGCGTACCGGTACACCCCCACCGTCTTGAGGTTCAATCGGCTTCGGGTCTCGAAGTCGATCGAAAGAACCGTCACCCGAGCAGTCCGGCCAGATCGTCGGGCAACGCGTCGTCCTCACCGCCCGCCCCGCCCGCCTGCTCCTCGCTCAGTGCCTCGAGCTGGGCGCTCGCGTTCGGGTCGCTCTCGAACTCGTCCCGCGCGTCCGTGTGGGAGTCGAGCCGCTCACCGTCCCGCCGGATCTGGAAGTTCCCCATCCCGAACGACACGCCCCGCTTCATGCCCTGGTAGTCCCACGTGTAGGGCCGCACGGTCGCGAGCACGATCACGCCCGGATACACGAGCGTGGGGTCCGTGATCGGGGTGGGGCGGCCGTCCTTGTCGGGGTAGATCGACACCACCTGGGGCGGGCCGAACTTGTCCTTCCGGGTCACGTTGATATACACCGAGCCCTCGGGGTAGCCCTTCTCGTCCCAGTTGCTCCGGAAGGGCGTCATGAGCAGGCCCTGCTTGAGCGCCTGCTGGAGCGTGTACTTTTTCTTTCCGACCATGAGCCCCTCGCCCCAGCGCTCGCTCAGAAGGGACGCGACCACCTCCCGCATGACCTTGAACTCGGGCGTCTTCTGGGCCTCGGGCGTGAAGATCAGGCACGCCGAGTACTGCATCTTCGTGACCTTGCCCTGCTCGTCCTGGAACGCCTGGGGCTCGAACAGGTGCGGGTACGACAGGATCGCCTCGGGCGTCCGGATCGTCTGCGGGATCTCCGCCTTCTCCGTTTTCGCGGTCATTCCGTTTCTCCCTGTGGTAGTGCGGTGAACTCGTCCTGGGCCGACAAGAGCGGCACGGCCGGCCGCGGGTCGGCCTCGGGGGCCAGCGTGTTTCCGCTCGACACCTTCTCGAACAGCGCCTCGGGCAGCGTGGGCCGCTGCCGGGCCGGATAGACCGCCTTCACGGCCGCCTCAATCTGGGCGGGCGACTTGAGCGTGGTCTGCCAGGGCTCGATCCCGTGCGCGGACGACCACTCCTGGGCGGCCCGCTCGTCCACCCACTTCCGGGTCGCGCGCTTCGCGACCAACTTCCAGCCCGGCACGGGCCGGCCGGCCTCCAGCTCCGCCCGCACGAACTCCCGGATCGCGCCGAACCACTGCTCGATCGCGGGCGCCAGCTCGAGCGCGCGCAGCATCTCCTCGCGCGTCAGCTCGGCCGGCGCGGGCAGGGGCTGTGCCTCGAACTCGTTCTTCGCCACCTCGAGCGCCATCGCGCGCTGGGCCGGACACACCGGCCGGGCGGGGCAGAAGCGGCAGTGCTCGCCCGGCACGAGGGGCGCGTTGGGCTCGAGCGTGGCCTCGACCGCCCCGAACAGCTCGTCCTTGAACCCCAGCAGCCGCTCCCAGCCGAACGTGTACGAGCGGATCGGGCCGGCCGGGTGGAACGCGCGCGGCTGCACGATCGTGACCCGGATCGTGCGGGGGCGCTTCTTGAGCGCCAGCACGGCCCCGAGGGCGTAGTACATGGCCTGCACGTTCTCGGTCGCATCGACCGCCACGCCCTTGCCGTACTTGAAGTCGATCACGTCCAGCGCGCCCGCGCGGTACACGATCGCGTCGGCCGTGCCCCGCATCGGCACGGGCGGCCGGAGCGACTCGAGGTCGATCGGTTCCTCAACTAGCAACCGCGTGTCCCCGTCCAGGTCCAGCAGCCGCCCCACCACCTCCCCGACGTAGTCCTGCACTGCCGCCCGCATCTCGTCCGTCACCTCGATCGGCTCGCCCTCCACCACGATCTCGGCCGGGGTGGGCACGGCGGGGTAGCGCGACAGCCAGGCGGCCGCCAGCTCGTGCGCGGCCGTGCCCTCGCGCGACTCGGGCGTGGAGCGGTTGGGCTGCCCCCGGCAGAGCCGGACCGAGCCCGGGCACGACATCCAGCGCTCGGCGCTCGAGGCGCCGTGCTCGACGTGGGTTCGTTCGGTCGCGTTCATCATGCCCTCGTCTGGAGCGCGCGGATCGTTTTGTCCTTGAGCAGCCCCCCGGTGATGTTCACGAACATCGCGATCGTGTCGTTCGGGCTGGCGGGGATCAGGTCCCACACCGCGTCCACCGCAGGCGTGAACGGGAGCCCGAAGTCCGCCCGGCTCGTGGGGTGGCACAGGCAGTGCGCCTCCGCGTCCCGGATCGTCTCGTCCGCCATGTGGACGGGCTGCCATACGAAGTCGCGCGGCTCGGGCATCCCGAGCGCGCCCCGGTACAGTTGCACCCGGAGCGTGTCCCCGAGCGCCACCTGCTCGGGCGTCTTGAACGGCTTCGGGATGTCGTTCGTTGCCATCTCCTCGCAGTCGTGCCAGAGCGCCAGCAACTGCGTCTCGGGCGAGAGGCCCGACTCGGCCGTGATGCGGTAGCACGCGAGCGAGTGCTGGAGCACCGTCCAAGGCACGATCGTCGCGCCCGCCCAGCGGGGAATGCGGGACAGCCCGACCGCCACGTCCCGCACGGTGGGCACGAAGCTTCCGCCCAGCTCAAACCGCTTACCCGATAGCGTGTGCATTACCGTACTCCCGGTCGAAGGACAAGCCGTTTACGTTTCTCATAAGTCGCGTCTAACGCTACCAGTGCCTCTCGTTCGGCATCATCTTTCAGGGGGTACAACCACCGATCCTTCACTCCCTGTCCCCGCTGGTTTGGCTGGGGCGCGCCACTCTCAGCGCCTCGGTCGCACACGCTTACAGCCTCCCTATGGTCTCGTCGATCATCGCCGACTTCTCGGCCAACACCGACATCAGGCTCTCGTCGAGCGTGCCCTGCACGGCGAACAGTCGCGCCCGGCACGGCTCCCCCTGCCCGATCCGGTGGATCCGCTTCAGGTACTGGCGGTTGACCTCGGGACTCCAGTCGGGCTCGACCAGCACCACCTCGTGCGCGGCCTGCAGGTTCGTGCCGGTCCCGACCGCCACCTGCTGACCCAGGAACACCCGCACGCCCGGCTCGGTCGTGAACCGATCGATCGCGGCCTGGCGCGCGCTCGCCTGAATCGAGCCGTCCACGTGGACGAGCCCGAACCGACCCAGTTTCTCGCGCAGCACCCCCAGCGCGTCCCGGTGGTACGCCAGCACCACCAGCTTCTGGTACGCCCCATCGGCCAGCTCGCCGGCCAAAATGTCCCCCACCCGGGGGGCCTTATAGAGCCCCAGGAAGTGCCGCAAGCGCGAGACCGCATCCCGCCGGTCGGCCGCCCGCATCTCGGCCAGCACGTCCTGGGCGCTCATGCCCCCGAACCCCAGCAGATCGAACGCCTCCTCGATCGCGCCGTCCCGGGTCAGCAAGTGCGTGTCCACCCGCAGGGGCGGCAGCTCGAGCGCCACGTCCTCGAGCGCGCGCTTCAGCATCCAGGGGCGCAGCAGCTCCCGCAGCCGCTCGGCGTTCTTCGCGGCGTACGGGCGCTTCCCCCACCGGGTCTTCCGCCAGCGCGTGAACGTGTCGAGCCACGCGAAGTGAGTGCGGAAGGGGGACCTCCCGAACGCTCGCGCGATCGTGAACAGCTCGCCCGGGTGATTCGGGGCGGGCGTGCCCGAGAGCGCCCACGAGTACTTAGCCTTCTCTGCCACCTCAAGCCAGCGCTTCGTGCGTAGCGCGCGGGGGCTCTTGAGGTAGTGGGCCTCGTCCAGGATCACCACGTCCCACTCGCCCTCGGGCGGGGCCTTTGCGTAGCTCACGACCATCACGTCAAGGTTGAGGAAACGCAACCGCCCAACCTCCCGCCCCCAGTTCTCGATCACGGACGCGGGACACCCTACCAAAGTGCGGGGGGTCCTATCGAACGCAATGATGTCGGCCGCCGCGAGCGCCTGGAGGGTCTTGCCGAGCCCCATGTCGTCCGCCAAGTACGCGCGCTCCCGGGCCGCAAGGAACCGCGCGCCCACGCACTGGTAGGGGTAGAGTTGCATCACTGCCCGAGGATGGTGAGGCGATACGTCTCAGCGCCCATCGGTCGGTTCCTCCCACTCAGCGGTGCGGGCGTCGTCACTCGTCGATCCACCGCGACGTTCAATGGCCCAGCGGATCGACGCGGCCATGGAATGGCTCCCGCTTCTGCTTGCCACGCGCTGTAGCCATTCCTCAACGCTTCCCTCGCCCCGCAACAGGTACAGGTAGGCCAGCGCGTCGGCGGCGTGAACCCACCAATCCGACCAGTACCAATGCGGTCCCGGAACATGGTTTACCGCATCGGTTTCAATCGCGGTGAGAACCTTGTCGATATTCGTCATGCCACGCGCAGGGCCTTGAGTAAATCATGTCGCCAGCTAGGCCCGTGATGGTGCCACACTACCGCGTCACCGTATCCGCTCAATGCTATTCCCTCTGTCTCCGTCATCGCCTCGACGCGCCGCCGGATCTCCGCCTCCACCGCCGGGGCCGAGCACGGTATCGTCGTTCTCGTCGTCGCCCGGCGTCCACCCGCAAGCACACTCCGGGTCTGCGTTCGGCTCGCCCCGACGCACGGGACCGCCACACCGGGGGCAACTCATTCTGTCCCTCCCATCTCGCGCTCGACGGCGCGCAGGGCAACGTCGTGTTCCTCCGGCCACGCATCGTCGGGAAGATTCACGGCTATGCCCGCCGCCATCATGCGCCCGAGCGTGGCGGGCAACCGTCCCGGCCAGGTACAGTCGCAGTAGCCCTCGCGAATCGCACAGTCGCGGTCGTGCGGCTCCCGCTCCATCGCCTGCCGCACCAGCGCCGTGCAGCGGGCCGTCAGATCATCACTCATGCTGCCTCCTTGTCGCCTGTGGCTCGCGCGCGCCGCACGGGACCGCCACACCGAGGGCAACTCATTCTGTCCCTTCAGCGGTGCGGAGGGCAGCGTCCAGGCCAATCTCAAGCAAGGCGTCTGACGTGTACAGCACAACTCGGTCGCGGCTGGCGTGCGCCACCGCAGCAACGGCCGCCCCCACCGCCCGTGCCATTGCCGCAGCGGCATCGTCCACCCTCACCCAGTGACCGGGGAACTCACCGTATGGACGGACGTAGTTCGTACACGCCGCGACCAGCGCCTCCCGGCACCGCTGCGTCAGGTCATCACTCATGCTGCCTCCTTGTGCGGCTCGCACGCGCAGGGCCTGGAGCAGGGCGTCGCGGAAATTAGACGTGCCAGTCTTGTGCATGAGCCACCCCTCGAACGTGCTGTCGTCCATGCAGCGTTCCCACT